GCCAGCAGCTCCATCCGCGCGGGGTCGCGCTCAATCGAAACGGGACGGATGTGATGTACTTCCGTGGCGGGTGTCACCACTCCCTCCGCGGCACAGTCCGCGCAGAAGGGGTGACGCGCCAGATGCAGGGCGCGGAGCTTGCGCCAGCGCGTTGTGTTGAGCATCTTGTGGTATCTGTCTCGTGGTGCTGTCATATCCTTTCGTTTATCCTCTGACGCTGTGTCGGGTCTTCCCTGTCCGCCTCTCCGTAGAGAAGGTTCTCTATCCATCCCGTGTGTCCCCCGTCCGGTGTGTCCGGCACGGAGTGGCGCAGGAACTGCACAAGCACCGTGCGCGCCAGGGCGCACGCCGAGGGATAACCGGCATTGCGTGCCTTTTTCTCAAGGCGTGCCCGATATTCCTCCGGGATGCGGATATTGAGGCGAGACGTTGACATGTGCTTTGATGTTCAGGTAGTCCGTTGTTTGCGATTCCTGCAAAGATAACATTTTGTTTTATATTCTCAAACCTCAGACGTTAAATGCCCGGCAAACCATAGGGAATGCCGGGCACGCCACGTGCTGCATGATGACAGATGAATGGTTGTTTATTGCAGCTCGTCGGCTAAATCCTCAAGCTCAAAAGCAATCGTATATAGTGCGTCCTTTAAAACCCTCATTTCTTCTTTTGTGAACTCGCAGGGTTTGCCGTTCTTCATGTGGTTGTTCAGTTTCTGACAGAACCAGCTGCTGGACTTACCGAAGAACCTTTGCGCAATATAAGTGCCGTTGACAACACGCAGAAGATCCTCTTTGTTGAGAAATTGAATCTGTGACAATATTCTGTTCGGCTCTTTTGTTTTGTATTATCCATGATTGTTTTATTTACTCGTTCTTTGCTTTGTCTATCTCATCCGCGTAATCGTTCAAACGTTTGGCAATGTCTCTGAGTGATGCCGATATGGCTGAATACTCATCGGGCGTGAACGCTCTTTTTTTGTTGCATACCGTCATACCTGATAGTTTCTGGGCAAACCAGCTCTGGGTCTTGTTGAAATACCGCTTTGCAAACTTGCTGACATTAAGCAGCCCGTCCAGCTCATGGAAGACAACCCACACCGCCTCGGACTTAAGCTGCATCTGCTGTTTGCGCCGATATTCAGGGTCACAGAACTGCTCAAATGTTATTTTTTCTTTTTCCATTTTTTTGTTAATTTTGCCTCCCGCAATCACACGGGAGGCATTGATTAGTTACTGATCAGTTCAAAAAGCAATCCTCTTATCTGATTGCAGATTGGTTGGTTTTTCTTGGTTTCGATTAGCTCCAATAAATCTAAAATCCGGAAAACCAACCATTTTTTATTATCCATTCATCATTACACCTCCTTTCTGTTTGATGTTACAAAGGTAGTAATAATTTTATTAATACGCAAGTTTTTTAGCACTTTTTTTCGTTCTGTTTCTCATTTTTTTCGTGGTCGGCGATGATTGCCGCAGCAAGCTGATTCACGATATCGCGCTGACCCGCCCCCTTGCCGGTCAACGCGGCGACCATCCGCTCGTCTACCGTCCCCTCGGCAACGAGATGGAACACGCGCACAGGGTATTTCTGACCCTGACGGTGAAGCCGGGCGTTCGCCTGCTGGTACAGCTCAAGTTTCCACCCGGTGGAGAACCAGACGATGCGACGGCCGCCGAACTGCATGTTCAGACCGAATGCAGCAGACGCGGGATGCAGCAGGAGCATCCCGATATAACCTTTGTTCCATCGCGAAAGCTCCGACGGTCCGCGGTAGACCTCTATCGTCCCCCTGTCTCTGTCGGGTCTGTCAAGTGTGTCGTAGTATGAGGGTATGAGCTTTTTGCTCAGACGTGATTCTTTCAGCTTGTCGAAATACGACAGAATCCGGTCCCGGTCATGCTTGTACTGGTAGAACACAAGTATCGGGGAATTGTCCTCGCTCTCGTAGATGTCCTGCAATGCCTTGAGTTTCTCGTCGTGGATCTCAATTACCTCGCGGTCGCCATACTCGTTAAGGTTGTCGGTATATATCGCGCCGTTGGCATACTGTGAGAGCTTGTTGACAAGAGAGGCGGAAGAGCCGGCAAGAAGCGGCTCACCTGTTTTTTTGAACTCCAGCACTTTCTCGGTCTCGAATTCCCTGTAACGCTTCATGGTCGCTTCATCAAGACGCACCGGCACGTTCTCGGCAATCAGCGGAGGGAGTTTGAGCCAGTCTTCGGCACGCATGGCGAGAGCGATGTCGCTGATTGCCGACAGGATCTCCTCTTTCGCGCCTTTTTTCGGGATGATTCTTATCGGCACATTGTTGTGGGTTATGACCGTGAACCAACGCTCGCGGAAATGGGTCACGTATTTCCCGAGCCTTTCGCCGCCGTCGATGCAGTAGACCTGCGCCCAGAGGTCGGGAAGACCCTGGGGCGTGGGCGTGCCTGTGAGACCGACCACGCGGGGAACCTGTCCCAATACGCGCCGAAGTGCCTTGAAACGGAGGGAGGAGGGATTCTTGAAACTCGTGAGTTCATCGATGATCACCATGTCGAACGGGAATTTCTTTTTGTAACGCTCGCAGAGCCACACAACCGAATCGCGCCCGATCACGTAGATGTCGGCATCCGCCTCCAGCGCGGCGTTACGCTGACGGGCACCTCCGATGACGTTGCTCACTCGCAGCCCCGCCAAGTGGTCCCATTGCGCCGCCTCGCTGCTCCATGTGGATTCGGCGACTTTCTTGGGAGCTATCACCAGAACCTTCTCCGCCTCGCCGTAACGCGCCAGCCTTTTGACCGCGCTCAGACATACCACCGTTTTGCCGAGTCCCATCTCAAGGAAAAGAAGACAGCGCGGATGACTGATGATCCATTCGAAAGCCAGCCGCTGGTATTCGTGGGGAACAAATCTCATGACTCCCCCCCTTTCTTCCCGCGTCCGCCGGGATGCCGGGGATTCTTCCACCTGTCGATGATCTGTTCTGCCTTGCGCCGGCTGTCGCAGATATAGACCGTCTGCCCCATGTCTTCGCGCAGCCGGCGGATGCGTTCCGCCTGCAGCGATGTCGGAAGCTGTCCTGCTGTCTTCATCTCCACCCAGATCACCGCCCCGTCGGGGAAAAGGAGAATCCGGTCGGGATAGCCCGTGGCGTTGGGGTTGTAGTATTTGAGGGGAAGACCGCCGGCGGCTTTTGTCAGCTCGCAGAGATAACGCTCCAGAGACTTCTCCGATTCTGCGGCGTTTTTGCTGTATTTCCGTTGTGCCATATGAAAAAAATTAGTAAAAAATCTTGAAAAAAATTGCTTAATTCAAGATTTTTCACTAATTTTGTAATGCAGTCGGGAGCGACTGCGAGGGATAAGCCCTCTGTCCCGAAGTTGAGGGAAAAACCAAAAGCGGAAAGCCATGAAAGTTACAGGCAAATTAATTTTCAAATGGTGGAGGTTCAAAATTACGATTGAAGTCAATTTCTGAACTTCGGGAGGGTGGAAGCCCTCCTCCTTCCGCTTTTGATTTGTCGCAAAGTTAATTTAAAATCCTGAATTATGCAAAATGTTGAAAGTTCCGCCGGGTCCTGGGGCGGTGCCCGCAAGGGAGCCGGACGAAAGAGAATGGAGAAAGGGAAGTATTACGGTTTCAACTCGACTCCTGATGTGGAGGCGATCCTTGAAGCCGTCGAGGGGTCCAAGGCGGCGTATATAAACGCCGCCGTACGTGCCTATGCCAAGTCGCAGCAGCCATGATCAAGGACGGCGTTATAAAGGTAGATGTCCTCTTTGCCGATGAGACCGTCTGGCTTACACAGAGCCAAATGAGCGAATTGTTTCAACGGGATATAACACTTATATCCCGACATATCGGCAACGTATTTCATGATGGAGAGCTTGCGGAGGAAAGCAATTTGCATTTTTTGCAAATTGCAAATTCTGACAAGCCTGTGAAAATTACAGTCTTGATGTCATTATCTCGGTGGGATACAGAGTCAAATCCCGACAAGGCACTCAATGCCTCTTGGTGTAATTGGGTTGCCAAATATATTTTCAGCATACGCCTTTGCTTTTTCTTCTGTTGTCATATCTGTTTGAGTTATTTTTGTTTGGGTCTCCGATGTGCCGCCGAGGGTGGCGGCTTCTCCGTATCCGAGCCTGTCACTCATTGTGACGGCAGCGTAGTGGGTTATTCTATGGTCTCCCTGCCGGACTGCTTTCTTCCACCATTTGCGCTCTCTTATGAGCCGCGAGGAAAGTCTGTATCCGAGAAAGCCGCAGCCGTAAAGGAAAGCCACGGCGAAGATGGTCAGCGCGGCTGTCAGTAATCCGAACAGCACCCAGCCGCAGGTCGTGATTGTTGTCTCCATGTTCTCTTGCGTTAGAATTCAAAATCAAGGGTATATTGTATTGGTCTCTTTCGTTGATCGTTCAGTGCCTTTTCGACGCTCCTGGCATGAATGGGACACTTTCCTGTGTACGGGCATTGTCCGGCTGCTGCCTGTAGGTGTGCTCCGTGCCACTGTTCCCATTCGGTCACTCCGTCCTCCGTGAGGAAGGCTATCAGTTTCATGCAGCCGAAGCCACGCTCTTTCTGTTTGCTGTCGTGGAGTTCCACGATTCCTGTGCTTTGCGGTCTCATTTGTCTGCTGTTTAGAATGGTGCTTCTTCGTCTGTCGGTCTCAGCCAATCATCAAAGTCAAAGTGTGCCGCTTCCGCTGCGTCCTGTGCGCGCCTGCGTTCCTCCTCGACAAGATGGTTGGTGTTGTCCCATTGAGGTTGGTGTTTTGGTCTGATTGTCGCTTTCCGGGGCGGCGGCGGAAGCCGTGACGCGCCGGTGCGGCGGTGAGGTGGAAACGTGGAAACGGGAATCCTGTGATTTTGCGTGGCGTGTGTCCCGCGTGTGTACGGGTGTGCGTCCGAAATATACCGGGACATTGATTTTGTCTCTTTATAGAAATCTCGGTTACATTTTTTAATAAATATTTGTAAATTATTAATTACAAATCGGTTAAAGTGTAACCGAGTTTTTCATTTTCTTCTGTATTTTTGTTGTCCCAAGTTCTTTGAACTCCATAAATTTTAGATCTCCTTAACCCTCCCTGCACCCACTCCGGCTTCAGCGTGTTCAGGAACGCGCCGACCTCCCGGGACTTCGCCAGATAGTCCTTGTCATTTCGGCGCATCCCCAGACCCTCCTGCAGGATCTCGGCTATCGAGACCCACCGGCGCGGCTCACAGGTGCCGTCTATACGGCTGCCCCCGCTCTCGTGCGCGTCATACCATCCGCGACGCTCCGAGGGGGTCATCGACTCCCAGCCGAACGGCACCCACGACTCGATGAAACGAACCACCTCACCGAACAGCGGGTTCTGCAGGTCAAGGTTGTGCGTCTCCTGGGTCTTCCTGGCGGCGCGCTCGTCTTCCGCGTCAAGGAACAGGGGCATCCCGGCGCGGAACAGCTCCACGGCTTCAGCCCACAGCTGGTCGCGGTGCGCGCCGACCCACTCGCGGACCGTCACGGCGCACTTCCGGAGTTCGGGGCGTATCTCGACCACAGGGCTGCGGCGGTTGCCGGTGCCTACGCCACGGAGAAACAGCTCCTCGTTGGTGGTACCCACCACCACGCACTGCCGGGGGCGCACCTCACGCACGCGCCCGTAGGCGGGACGGAACTTGTCGACAAGCCGCGATATAAAGCTCTTCACCGATGCAGCCTCGCTGCGCTTGACTCCTATCAGCTCCCCGATCTCGGCTATCCACACTCCCTGTATCGCTTCCATCCCCTCCTTCCCCTCGATGCTCACCACCGAGTCGGAGAACCACGCGCCCCCCATGATCTCCAGCAGCGACGATTTCCCCGAACCCTCCGGACCCTGCAGGATCACGAAGTAATCGAACTTGCAGCCCGGGCGGAAGATACGCGTCACCGCTCCCCCGAATATCAGTTCGCCGAGACGACGGTTCAGCCTGCTGTCTTCCGCGCCCAGGATGTCGGGAAAGACGCGCTCCAGCCTCCTGACACCGTCCCACTGCAGCCCGTTCAGATAATCGCGCACCGGATGATAGCTCACCGAAGTCACCGCCTTTACGAACGCGTCGGCAATCTTCTCTTTCCCCGTGATGCCGTATTTCGCATCGAACCAGGAGCGCAGGCAGCTGTCGTCGTTGTTGGTCCAGGCGTTCCCCTGCCGTTTCCATGGCAGCTCCCCCTCTACGTCGGTCTCGCCGGTGAACTCGTTGAAGCGCAGCCGCCCTTTGATCTCGGGGTCGTTCATCAGGATGGTCGCCGCCGCCGTGATGGTACTCCGGCAGCTGCCGTCTTTCTGCCACGGCAACGCCCCGTAGACGCGCTGCCACTCTTCGTCCGGATCCCGCTCCTCTGTCCCGATGCCCTCGAAATCCGCCGCCACCCTGCGCTGCCGCTCGGCGGCAAGAAGTCCGGTGACACGCGGATCGCCCATCGCCAGCTCCTCCATGGCGCGTGTGCTGGGCAGCCGCGACATGCGGGTGTCTTTTTCCGCCGACGCGTCGAGATGCCCGAATTTGTGAAGCCTCACCAGGTCCCAGGCGTTGAGCAGCTTGCCGCACACGGGGTCGGTGGCGTGGAACGAGAAGAGGAACCGCCCGCCGTCGAACTCCATGGCGCCGCCGAACGTGGAGCTGCCCACATGCGTGTAACGCCCCCGCGCGGCGCGTGTGTAGACCTCGGGGATAAACGCCGCGATCGCCTCGCCGACGGTGAAGCAGCGGCAGAACGTGCCCACGAGTCCGCGCTTCTCGCGCGGGTCTTCGGCACGCTGCCCCGAATGCAGCAGCGCGGCATAGATGCGCTCCGCCTCCTTGCGGTCGGTCTCCTTGCGTTCCGGCTCTTCGGAAGCGGTGACCGAGAAGAGACGCAGCGCGTCAGCCTCCTCCGGAAGCATGGGCCACGCGCTCTGGTCGCGCCAGTCGGCATAGCTGCCCAGCACCGCGTCGACATCGAGCATCGTCCCGCCGCGCCCCTCTTCGAGCAGCCAGGGCGCGTCCGTGCTCCTCGACGGCCAGAACATGAGGCGCACCGGCTCGAACGTGCTGCGGTCTATTCCGGAGAAGCCTATGCGCTCCGCAACACGGCGCGCCACCGCCCCGTATTCGTCGACAGTCACATCGCGGCTCAGCGGAACCACCAGACGCACCCGCCACGCCTCCTCGCGGTGCTTGTGCGTGGAATGCAGCAGCCAGCGGCAGGGCAACGCCCGGCGCACGTCTTCGACACGCGTGGAGTGGAACTCGTCGTAATCGAGCGTCACCACACTGCGCCGCTCCACGTTGGCGCCCTTGCGGATGCCGCCGCGAAGATAGCCGCCCACGAATCCGCCCACGTCTTTTGTCTGCGTCTGCATCTTCTGACCCATGGCGCGGAACTCGGCGGCGGTCTCCCCGGTGTCAACGCAGTCGGAGAGGCGTGCCCGGAGTTCATCCCATGTCAGCTCCTCGTTGCGCCAGGCGCGCTCGAAGCGGTTTTTCGCCGTGGCTATGCAAAGTTTTCTGTTTTCGTCCATGACTTGTGTTGTTTTTTCTTGTTCCCCCGGAGGGTTCCACCCCTCCGGAGAATGTAGCGTCAAAGATCGTTGAGCGAATCGTCCACGCCGAGATCCATCCCCTCGAAGTCCTTTGCGGCGTTGCCGCCGCTGCCGAGCTTGTCGCCTTTCTCGGTCAGGAGCACGGCGTTCAGTCCGGCGCCGATGCCGTTGGCGGCTCCGGCATAGGGGAAGAAAGTCACCGACACCACGCCGTAGCAGCCCGAGTAGATCTCCTGCGGCGGGATTGGCTCCTGCAGCCTGTTGAGCGTGGGAACGGCGGTCTTGCTGTTCGCCCCGAAATACATGCTGTCCCGGTATGCCTCGTCATCGCGTGTCTCGTCTCCGTCATACCAGGGACCCTCCTTGAGGCGCGGGATCTTGCCGTTCCATTTGCCGGCTTTCCCCATCTGCTTCCCTTCCTCGATAGCCGCCTCGACAGCCGCGATCGTCTCGCGGTCGTCCTTGGGCACGATGCAGCTCACGCAATATCTTTTCTCGATCTGGTCGTTCTTGCTCCAGGGAGCGTCGAGATGAACGAAACTCAGGCGGCACGGTATCACGACCTTGTTGCCGATTCTCTTTGGCTTGATTCTTTTCACATTTGCCATAATTCAAAAATTTTAAAATGTTTGTAGATATTTTTTTTAAAGATCCATCCCGTGGAAGTCGAGCCGCGCGTCCTGCGTCAGCCCGTAGGCGCGGTGCATCGCGCAGTCGGGCTTTGCCCGGCAGAAGCGGCACCACTCCCCCGCATGGCGCGCCCCTTTGCCGATGAACGCCAGACGCGCCAGCGGGTGCAGCTCGTTGTTCGCCCACGCAAGGAGCGTCTCCACGCTCTGCGACCATTCCGAGAGATGCCCCAGACGCGGCTGCACGATGGTCATCCTCACCTCATCGATGGTGTAGCGGTAATCGAACTCGTCGAGCGCGCCCAGCGCGTAGAGCTTCATCTGCGGGTTCTCCACAGCGTCGACCCTCACCCCTTTGCCATACTTGAAGTCGATCACCTCGATTCGCCCGTCGGTGACGATCAGCGCGTCACCGGTGCCGAACCCTTCGGGCACGAAGAACGAGAAGTCGAGCCGGGTCTCTATCAGCAGCCGCGCCCCGTGACATTCGCGCCGCGCCTCCTCGTAGCGTGCGAGCACATGACCGACGAACCTGTCGGTGTGACCCTCCATCTCCTCGCTGTAATAATCCCGCAGTTCTTCGATCTCGATGTCCTCCTCCCTGTGCGGGAGTCCCAGGGCGCGTTTCAGCTTGCGGGCGCAGATGGCGTGCGCCAGACTCCCCTCCTCGGCGTATGCGCTCGTTGTCTCCGGATAGGCGCTCTCGGCAACCGCCGAGGGTGTGCACTCCAGCCACCGGTGTGACGATGAAGCCGAGAGCAGCGCGTGTTTCTTTCCTGTCGCCTGCGTTCCCATCAGAAAGGCATTATCTGGATATCGCCGTCGTCACCGACAGTGATGTTCATGATTTCCGAAATGAACTCCTCGCGTTTAGACTGCGGCAGCAGCGTGGGCTTCACCGCGCCGAGCTGCGCGGCGATGCTTTTGAAAGCGGCGGTGATCTGCCGCTGTCTCTTCTTGGCGTCGGCATCGGAGTCCACGCGGGTCTCCCAGTCATCGCCTATCAGGGCGCGGAAACGCGCGTCCATGTGTGCGCGCAGATTCTCGTCCGAGCATTTTGCGGGCTGCCGCTCCTCCGCCTCTGCGCGCGTCTGGGGCTTCTCCGGCGCCGTCTCGCGGTCGAAAGGCATTTCGGCGGACTCATCCACCGTCTGTGGTTTTTGAACGCTCTGAGGGGCTTCTTTTGCCGTCACGGGGGTCTCCTGTGTCCGGGGGGATCCCGCGGGACGCCCGGCTATGTCGAGCAACACGCGCTCCATGCGGTCGCTGATGTCGAGAACGATGTTCAGTCTGATTTCCATAATCTTCTGTTTTTAGCGGTTTATAATTTTCATTCCATACGTCCGGTCACGACATAGGTCACAGCCTTGCTGCGGATTTTTGCGTCTGTAAGCACTTTGTTCTCCGTCAGCCATGCTTCAAGTTCTGACTTCCTGAAGTAGAGTTTCCCGTTCTTCTTGTAATGCGGGATTCTCTTTTCACTCGTGAGGGTATATAATCCTTTGACCTTGTACCCTGTCAGCAGCGCGGCTTCCTCGATGCCGATAATCTCCTTTGTTCCGAGCAGCATCGCCGCCTCGATTCTGTCGAGCCTTTTTTCGAGATAGCTCCTGATCTCTTTGATTTCTTCAATCATAATAATCCTCCTTTCTTTGGTTTTTGTCGTTGTTTTCCGGTGTGTCGGGCAGCCATCGGCGGCGTTGCGCCATCCGTGCGGCGGCAAGACACGCCACCAGCGCGGCTGCAGCCGCCGTCTTCTGCGCGATGAATTCCGTGTCGGAGACCTCCGCGCCGGGATCCGAGGCAATCCAGACCACTGCGGCGAAGCCCCAGAGGCACAGAAGAGCGAGCAACGCCCGCTTTGCGATGGCGGTTCTCATGGCTGCTCCTCCTTCTCCCTGCGGATCACTGTCGCCGCACCTGTGTCGCGGCGGTAATGCACACTGAAGCGGCATCCCTCGATGTCTGACATCTTCGATGCCTGGGCGCGGAGCGTGTCGAGTTCCAGCGGTGTCTTTATTATCACTTTCACCTCCGCGCCTTCCCTGATCCGGCGGAAGTCCGCACGGGTCAGGCGGCGCAGCCATGTCCCTCTGCTCATGTCTTCATGAGCCGTCTGCATAACTGTTTTCGTTTTCATCTTTCTACGTTTTGTTGTGAATGGTTTCGTTCTGGTGACCGCGTCTCCGGTCAGGGAGGCGCGGCCGGTGCCCGCCGGTGCTGTTTGCAATCCTGAGAAAAAAAAGTGAGTTGAAAAAAAGGCGGGCGATTAAATGCAACTTAGATTAAAACCTGTTTCGCGGCTCTCTTGCCGCCGGTGTCCTCACGGATTGGCCGAAAGTCTTTTTATTATCTCGTTCTCGCGTTCCGACAGCTCCCACACCGTTGACTTCCGCGCCGCCAGCCGTTCAGCCGCCAGACGCTCAGCCGCCAGACGGTCGGAAAGCAGGAACCCGTTGCCGAAAATGCTTTTCTTTGCCGCGCGCTGGCTGTCGAGTGCCCGGATATACTCGCACTCCCGCGCCGGAATGTCGAGTATTATATCGCGTTCGGCGATCTTGTTAAGCAGCGCGCTGCTTATGACATGCGACGGATAGACATAGCGCGGCTGTTCTTTTTTCGTCATGCCCTTCATCCTGTCGGTTGCCTCCTTGACTCTCCTGAAGAGGTCTCCGCGCACGGTGACGCGCAGTTCACCGGGCATCCGGTTCGTGATGAAGCTTGTGCGGACTTCCGCGCCGTTGTCATAGACGATCTTTGCGGCGGCGACTATGAAGGTCACGTTGTCCTCGTTCTTTCCCAATCTTGTGAAAAGGGTCAGCGACGGGGCAAACAGGAAATAACCGATGTTGCGCTCGGCATAAAATTCGCGGATCTCCGCGAGAATCGAGAACGGGGGATTGTCCAGTACAAAGCAGTCGCCGCTGTAGTCGAAATTCCGGTAATCCCCGCCGGGACAGAACGGACGCACCACGCGCTTCCCTTCAAGCGGAATCACGTTCTCGTCAACCCAGTCGCGTATTACATCGTACACGTATTGCGGCGTGTAGCAGTCGTCGGTGGTAAGCTTGGGCTTGAACTTGTCGACAAAGCCGTCGTAATCCTCAAAAACCTCCTTGCGGGTTTTCTTTGTCTGGATCTCCTCCATTTCACCGAAGATGTTATACTGTACAATCTTTGTTCCCATGATGTCCTATATTCTTTTAGTTTGTTTTAGATGACGCGCCAACACCTGCGGCGGAGATTGCGCCGGGCACGAATATGTTTTTGTAAATGTGGATGGTTTCCTCTTCGTCTTTTTTTTTCGGCGGGGAACTCAAAGAGTCCGCTTTTAAAGCCTTTGGAGAAATCGCTTTTTTCATCAATCGAATAAGACGCCTCGCAATGAGATTTCACATCCTCAAGGATGTGCAGACACGTTCTTACAATCACGACGGCCACCGTGTTGCCGTTGTCTTGATTTTTCATTACATTTGCCATTGATTCATTAATTAATTGATTCATTCATTAATTCAGTTGCAAAGTTATATCATTTTGCAAGAATAAAAGATATATTTTGATATACAAAGGCTTATTTGTAATGATTTTAAATTATAAAAGTATGGATAATACTATAAATGAAAGACTTAGTGATTTTTTAATAAATAAAAATATTTCACAGCAGGAAATCGCCATTAGCTTGGGAACCTCTCAGCCCAATGTAAGTGCAATGTGCAAAGGATATAGAACTATATCAAAAAAGACTGTTGTAAAGCTATCTAATATATTCCCAGATTTAAACGTGGATTGGCTACTGACCGGCGCGGGTTCGATGCTTCGGGGCAGCGGAGAACCAAAAGCGACAGAGGGCGAGGATGCGGCGTTGCGCGAGGAAGTGGTGATGCTGCGCGAAAGGGTCAGGAATCTCCAGAAGCTTATCGACGAGAAGGAACGCACCATCCGCATACTGAGCCGCCGCGCCTCTTTTGACTCCGCCAGCCGCCTTGACGAGATGGCATGACCCGACCGATGCCGCGCCGCGATGGCGCGCGCGTCCGACCGACCACACACACCGGCAGCCATCACCGCCAACAGTGCAACACATAAACCACTAATGAGACAGAGCTGAAAAAATCACGTTTACACCTTTTTTCTGATGTAAAAATTTGGATATAATAAAAATTTTATATAACTTTGTATCAGAAAAATAAGAGAGGAGGTGTAAATGAAATGACAGAAAAAAAAAGGTTGGTTTCCATGATATTTCGAAAACTGGATATTATTGAAACACAGGAAAACCAACCTACAGTGAACCTCATCAGAGGATTGCTAAGAGAATTATCAAACATCGATTAACAAAAAGCCCCCGGAGAAGTCCGGGGGCAAAATTAACAAAATTATCATGAATTACCTAAAGAAAAATATACTAAATCCTCAGAGTTACGAGGAAAACCGCGAGAAGTGTGTAAATTACCGTCTGGGCGCGATCAGCACCGCTTTCGATGAGCTTGACGGCATCCTGAACGATTCGGCACTGGTCCGCGACTACATGGAATGCGCCGAACCGGATTTCAACGCAAAGAAAGAGGCTACACAGCTGCTGCGTGCCGCCGATGCATTCAAGCCCGAAGAGGCGCGCCGTCTCGCTGGCGCGTTCCGCGACATCGCCCGCCGCCTGAGCGGTCTCGCCACAGAGATAGAAGCAGTAGCCGATATAGACTGACATGCAATGTTAATGTTTGTTAATTAATTCATTCATTGGTTAATTAATTTTGTTATTACAAATAATAGCATTATTTTTGTGCAACAAGCTTTAAGAATATGAAATATAAGGAACTGCACAGAATATTGAAAAAAGGCGGATGTATTCAGTTACCCAAACAGACTGCTGGGCATCCTACCTGGTACAGTCCTACAACCGGAATGGAGTTCACCACATCAAACCATGGAACAAAAGAAGTGGCACGCGGAACGCTCAACAGCATACGAAAGATGTCCGGACTCGATTTTTAATCATTCTTTAAAAGCAACGCATAAAAACAAATACGCAGATGAAAAAGGTAAAGGTATATATCGAACGCTCAGAAGACGGCTGTTTCTACGCTTATGCGGCAAATCCCATGATTCTTCCCTACGGACTCACAGGGGAAGGCGATTCAGTCGAACAGGCAAAAACAGACTGGCTAAATGTCTACGAGGCTACGCGAGCGCGTTATGAGGAAGAGGGGAAAACATTCACGGAGGCGGAGTTTACATTCTGCTATGATGTGCCATCGTTTTTGCGATATTATGCCGGCAAATTGACATTCGCCGGGTTGTCGAGGATAACGGGAATATCTGCCGCACAGCTGTCTCAGTATGCGAACGGCTACCGCAATCCCTCCCCGAAGACAACAGAGAAAATCCAGAACAGTCTCCACGCTTTCGGGGATGAGGTTCGGGCAATCACTCTTATCTGAAAACTTTTATTTACTTTTTTAAATCCACCGACAAGGCGCGGTCTCCGTAACGGAGCCGCGCCTTTCACTTTGCGCCGGACGGATCACGTTCCGGGCAGCAGCGGCGGGATGAGCATCGCCGCCTCCTGCTTCTTCTTGTCCATCATTTTCGCGTAGATCTGGGTCGTGTGGATTTCCTTGTGTCCGAGAAGCTTCTGGACCGTGTAGATGTCCGCTCCGAGATCAAGCATCATCACGGCGAAGGTGTGCCGCCCGCTGTGAAAGGTGATGTCTTTCGTTATCCCGGCACGGACCGCCCACCGCTTCAGCTCCATCAGGTAATATGAAGAATAGGAGAAGCAGGGAAACACCCTGTCTTCCGGTTTGCCGCGTTCCCCCATGAAGGCGACCGCCTGAGGGTTGATATCGATGTATTCCTGCCCGCCGGTCTTCTTCTGCCTGAAGACGATCCGCGTGAACTCCCCCTGCTGCCGGACCTCGCTCCATGTCATCTTCTGGATGTCGCTTTTGCGCAGTCCCGTGAGGCAGGAGAAGAGGAAAGCGTTGCGGAGCGCCGGGTACTTGCATTCCGCCCTGACCATCGCACGCACCTCGTCGAGCGTGAGGTAGACCCGCTCCCGCTCCTCCGGCTTGAAGCCCACGATGCCACGCAGAGGATTCCGGGGGATGATGCCGTCTTCAAATGCCTGGTTTATGCAAGCCCGGAATTTGTTGAAGTATGACATCTTGCTGCCGTTCGACAGCGTTTTGTGGACTTCCGTGGTGCGGGCTTTCTTCCTCTTGTCCTGCACACGCGCGGTCTTGTCGAGGTAATCCCTGAAGCCCCGCACGAACGCGGGGGTCACATCGCGGAAGGTCATGTCGGGGCGGCAGTATCTCTCAAGATGCCTGAGCGCGCCGCGCCAGTTGCCCCAGTTCCCCCGGCTGGCGGGGTTCTGCCCCCGCTTCTCGCACATCATGCGGCAATAGTCGAGGAAGTTTGTATCGAGCTTATATCCGTCATCGAAGCCGAAGCGTCCGTTCTGAAACTCGACCACTCTCTGAGCCCGGACAGCGTCCGCGAGTCTGAGGGTATCCTTGTTCTTCTCCTTGTCGGCTCGTGTCTTCTCCGGCACGAGGTAAAGGTTAAGGTATTCGTAGCTCCGCTTGCCATTATGGTAAATATCGAGATACAGCGAAGTGTTTCCGGTCTTGAGGATGCGCTTGCGCAGCCGTATTGGCTCTTTAGATTTATCCATATTCTCGCGATTGTTTTTTTGTTGCTCGTGTTGTTCATTTTTCCTTTGAGCAACAAAATAACAACAAATAATACGGAAATACAAATATAACCTACCGAAAAAGCATTTTTTCTCTATCTACCCTATTACGTTGATTCTCTTTTACTTTTTTCGTTTCGTTTTGGGATTATTTCCGATTCTTTTCTTTGTTGCTCTTCGCGCTTTACTTTCCAATGCAAAAAATAAAATATTTCAGTTTATCTATTGTTAATCAATGCATTGTATGTTTTACAGGGTTATGCAAACAACAAATTAGCAGCAAAAGCGCACACAAAACGGCTTGGATTACCGGATGTCCGCTGCAAATTTACAACTTTATTTCCATAAAAGCAACGCGCCCCCCGGATGCTGTTCGGATGCGCGTCGCTTTCTCTTCCGGTCGTGCCGGTCATGTGTTCCCGTCTTGGATGGTTCCCGTCTTCCATCTGGCTATGGTGTGGAAGATGTCCTTTATCTCCTCATCGCCGAAAAAGTCGATCATCTCCTGAAGGCTTTCGGGAACCTTGGCGACACCGTCCCTGCGGCGGCTGAAATGCTCACGGTAAGATTTCCCCTCCGTCCACGCCACGGCAAGCGTCACAAGTATCGTAAGATAAGGCAGGTTATACCATGTGAACAGAAGCCCTATGGTTCCCACAAGCGATGCAGCGATCTGCGCCCCCCAGTAGAAGGTCAGCTTCTCGATGCCTTTGCGGAGTTTGCGGGAACGTATCTTCTCGCCGAGCATCCGGGCGGTGTTTGTGGCGAAATATGTGTCGAGAGCCACAAGTGCCGGAGGAATCAGAATAAGTGTGAACACTATGGCGTAATGAAATATCAGATGTCGGAAGAAGCCGTCTCCCAGTTCTGAAATGAATGCCTCGATTATTGTCTCCATTGTCGTTGTTGTTTTGATTGTTGTTTATTTCCTGAATTTCTTGATTAGCCAGATCACGGCGATGCAGACAACTGCTATAATTGCTCCGATAGCAAACCCGCCGAAGTCCTTCTTGGTCTGCTCCCACTTCGTGAGTTCTCGCTCCACGGGATAGGGAACCGGAATTGAATCGGACTTCACCGATTCAAGCTGAAGGCGCAGTGCCTTGATTGTGCTGTCCTGCTGCTGCACCTTGTGTTCAAGTTCCTTTTCACGGTGGGATGCAACGTACACTATTCGTTCCTTATCGTGCCTTGCGGTGTCGCCGTTCTCCTTGAGTACCACGGTCTCCTTTGTGCGGTCAATGACAGAGTCTGAGGAAGTCTCTTTGAGCCGTTGCGACTCAAAGAAACTTCTCATGCGCTCATACAGCCCCGTGGTGTCGGCTTCGACGTACTCCGTCCTCACCGTCTCCACCGGCTTATAAATCGTGCGGGTGCACCCAGTGGCGACAAGGCACATCAGAATGAGCGCCGCCACAGACAGAGCCAGCAGCATCCCCCATGCAGCACGCGTTATCTCCTGTTTCGTCTCTTTGTCCATATGATGCCGGTTATATGGCGCACACGAAAAGGGAACAAGGCATACGTGGGAACAGATGTCATAAAGTGAATAATGATTAAACTTTTTAATACGAAAATTTGTATTATATTAAAATTCGTATTACCTTTGTGATGTATTTATTACAGAGGTAATGAAAAGAACATTAGTACTTTCAGACCAAGAGGCGGAATTGATAGAAGGGATAAGAAATTATAGACGGTCTTATCCTAACGGAAGCAGAAACTACGTGTTCTATCTCCGCGAGTTATTTGATGAAATGCTCGAAATGCCTTAGGTCGACAAGGAACCTCCACAGGAGGGGGGGGTTCCTTTCGCCTCTGTAACATAAACAGATATTTAAAAAAATCGATATGGTCTTAGAACAAAATCTCTTAACCGATGCCAGAAAAAAACTTGATGACATTCTCATTGAGGTTTCCTGGCGTGAAATAGCCCGCACGTATTTCGGAAAGTCAAGTTCCTGGCTTTACCACAAGCTTAACGGAATCAAGAGTGACGGCACAAAAGGAGGTGGATTCACCCCCGAAGAAACTGAAAAGCTTCGTGACGCCCTTCTTGACCTGTCCGACCGTATTGCCAATGCCGCACATTCGCTCTGTGAATAAATACAATCGACTTTCTCCTTTATCCCGGCTTCCGTCAGCCGGGATTTTTTTTTGTTCCCACGATTTCATTGTCCTCTTTGCGCGTATGCGCGGTTGTTTTCAAATGTCCTTGTACTCGGTTTTTGCGTCAAAGCTCGGACAAGCCTTGGGAGCGCAGTCGCGGTGCCCGATGACCCGGGCTGCCGGATAACGCACCCTATAAGTGCGCACGAGACTCAGCAGCGTCCGCTTCTGGGCTTCGGTGCGGGTGTCGCACGGCTTGTTGTTGTTATCCACTCCGCCGACATAGCTGATGGCGATTGCGCGGTTGTTCATGTCCTGCTGCGGGCAGTGCTGCCCGCGATGCTCATCGGGTCGCAGACGCTCATAGCTTCCGTCAAGATGCACAAGCAGATGATAACCCGCATACGTGACCCGTCCGGTCTCAGGGTCTGTGTAAGGCTCGAAACGCTGCGCCTTGTGCCAGCTGTCGAGTTCCGCACGGCTCACCTCTCTTCCGGGAGGTGTCGCCGTGCAATGGATCATGATCGTGTCTATAGATGTCTTCCTTTTCATTTCAGTAATCTTTTAAAGGTTGCTCAAGCATCAAGACCGCATTCTGCGGCTTGTTCCATAGCCTGCGCGATGAATGCGTAGACCTCGGCGAGGCATCCGGCGTGCTCCTCCATCGGCAGACCGTAGAAGTTCACCGACACGCTGGGCGCGGCTTCCGGGCTGTTCTGCGACACGCTGAAGTTGGCGACGTTCACACCGTCCCTGCTTACC